GCCGCCGCCCCATAGGAGGATGTATAGTGCCGACTTTCGTCGGATCACTCGAACCAAATGCGGATAGCTTCCATGCGCTTAGACGCGCCGGTAGTGCCAGCCAACTGGCCTTCGGAAGCTACCACCTGCCAGCCCACGCCCTGAACGTGCGCCTGATACTTCAGCTTCTTGCCGGTGGGATTTTTCAAACAGCGGATGCGGACCGCTTCGAGCCGCTTGCTCTCCCCGACCGTGCCTAACGCCTTCGTGCTGCCGTGAGAGACTTCGTAGGACTTCCAGCCGTACTTCTGGCAATGGACCTCTACGTTCAGCACCACGCCCTTCGGCGGGTCTATCCGTAGTGCTTCGAGCCGTTTCGCCTTGCCTGTGGTCCCGGCGGTCATGCCGTCATGAACCTGGCTCATCCATCCGTACGTCTGGCAGTGGGCCTGATACCTGATGCCGACATCGTTCTTCGGCACGTTCAGCTCGTCGTACAGGAGGTTGACATCAACGTTCCCGGAGATGCCGCTCACTTTCCCCACGGAGGAATACTGCCAAATATCCACCTCCACGCCGACGTTCGGCTTCGTCTGCGGCTGGCCAGAATTAGTTCCGTAGTCCGCGATCCACGTGCAGTCCGCGTCTATGCCCTGAAGGTACGTGTTGTACCAGTTCCGGGAAGCGTATATGCCGCAGAGATACCCGGCACGTCTCACCCGGTCGATGAATATCTGCGCCAGCTTTTTGCTGACCCGCTGCGTCCCCGGCTCCTCCGCGTCGAAGAAAACAGGAAGGTTCGGGGAGTGGCCACTCAGCAACCGGATCATGTGGTCTGCTTCGCTCTTCGCCCCCTCGTCGTTCCCGGCGTAGGAGTAGAGGTACGCCCCCCACGGGATGCCCAGCCTCTCGCACTCCGTCACGTTCCGCAGCCATTGATGGTCATCTTGACTTGCGATGTTCGCGCCGTAGCCGCAGCGGATGATGGCAAAGTCGATGCCCTTTTTGGCTCGTTCCCAGTCTATCGTCCCCTGCCATTGGGAAACGTCAACGCCCATCTTCTGCACGATCTTCCCTCCCGGTTCCACGGACGCGTCGCACTTCGGCCCTGCGTCCACGTTGATGGCTGTATGGCGTGTTTCATTGAGCAGGATGTCGCCGTTGTCGAGGTAGTCCGCGCTCTTGCGGTACTTGCTGTCGGTATAGACCTCGAAGCCGGCCTTTTTGAGGATGGCCTTTTCGTTGCCGGTGTAGCCCTTCTCGTCGATGGCCTGTAATGCCTTTATGCCGAAGTGATACCCTGCCGCCTTACATATAGCCAGTACCCCGCTGGAGCAGTCGGCCTCGCAGTTGACCCCGATCCGTTTGACATCGTAGTTCTCACGCTTCAGCTGCTCCCAGAACGTCAGCCGCTGACTTTGGTCATAGCCGATGCAGTCGTTCAGAGCCGCCGCACGTGCTTGATCACCAATCCAATGCCGGACCTTCGCGGCAGGGTAGCGGATCATGACATCCCACGGGTGACTGTAGAATTTCCGCAAGCACCACTCCCCTTGAGTTTGATCGCCTGCCTTACCGCCCCGGAAGCCGCCTTTTTCGTCTACTCCACAATTAGAAATCATAATCAATCGTCCCAATAATGCGGATAGCCATCTATCGTGTCTGTGATATAGGCGTTTCCCCGATGCTCTTCCAATATATACCCGTTTTCTTCGTCGTAGTATGTATCGCTGACCAATGATACACCCGCGTTGTATGTTTCGGCGTCCCATACCTCGGACATAAAGACCGGGACGCCGGAACTCATCGCGTTATAGATCTCAAGGAATGTCTTGTCCAAAAATTTCGTTTCATTATCACAATGGACGATCATGATGTTTGCGCCACCGCCGCCGCCGGAGCCGCCGCCAGCCATCACGCCAGCCATGATGATGTCGCTTGCTTTAGCCATAGCGCACCTCCTTATGATTTCTCGGCGAACACACCGTCGGCAAAGGCGATGTAGTTCTTGTCGGGTGTCACAAGGACAGACCCAGCTGCCAGAACATAATCATCTGGAAGGCCGTCCACGTCTGCCCCGGTGATGGTCAGGGATGCCGGGGTCGTGGAGGACAGGACCGTCACCCTTCCTTTTTTCACGTCTACGAACTCAATACTTGATGCGATCATTCTTGATCTCCTTTCTCGACCTCAGGCAATCCAGCCAGAGAAGTCAATACGCTCAAGATCGCCGCTACCACGGCGACCGACACCACATAGATCCAATTTACCTCGCTCACAGCCGCACCGATGGAGATGCCGCCGATCATGCTCTGGGCGAAGGTCTTGATCGCCCGGACTGCCGCCGCTTTCGCCCACGTTCTACCCATGATCCACCTCCTCAGAACAGCTGGGACATGGCGAATGTCACCGCCGCTGTTATCACGACCGTCACCACGATCCAGACCGCCTTTCTCCATTTATCCGCAGGCTCTTGCTTCAGCGCATCCAGCTCAGCACCCACTCGCTTCAGCTCGCCGCTGATGCTGTCGATGCCTGCCTGCAGTACCGCCAGCGATGCCTGCATATCGATCAGCCTATCCACCCGGCCTTCCAAAACATCGAGGCGGTGGTTCTGGCGGATCTCCTCTGCGCTGATGCGCTGGTCGAACTCCTGATGCTCCGGTCTTGTGATGTACTCCCTTTCTTCGCCCATAGCTGTCCTCCTTACGCTATCCGCACAGCACGAATAGAACCGTTGCAGTTGATCGATGAGCCGCTGTCCTGCCGAACGACCATATAATATGTAGTCTGTGCATCTATCTTGCGGATAAACGTCCTCGATAATACTGTTCCTGCTCCATATTTTCCACACCATCCGCAAGAGTTGCAGACGTTGTAGAGATGCAGATCAGCCGCCGCCCTGTTGCGTTGGAATTGAAATTCGCTGTCATCGTTATGCAATACACGCCCGGCGGTAGGGATATAGACCCACGATCCGCGTATGTGGCGGATGCAAGCGACGTTGAACCGGCAGAGCCAGAATATATAGTTCCAATCCTGTTTAGAGAATTGACGATGGGAGCGAGCCGGGTGATGCTGTCAATGTTCACGCCGTCGATGTTCACCCGATAAAGGGGGAAATCCACCGGGCTATCGCCATCCCGGATGTCGCCGCTGTTATAGCTGGGATCAGCCGGATCAGATGCCGCAGGAGTTCCTTCGATGACCACAAGCGTCAGGCTCTCCGCGTGCGTGTCCGCGTCCTTCGCATACCGGGCGACTATCAAGTCATGTCGTAACATCCCCTGCGTTCCGTTTGAAATGGTCAGGGCATCATACGTCCCATTCGAGATATTCCCGACGCAGCCCTGATGACAGAGGGAGCCGTCCCTGATCCTGATCTCTGTCGCTGACTGCACCTCTGCCGCCAGCTTGTTCCCGACATTGAGGATGTAACTATCCTCGCCGAATATGCCCCGGTTGGTATCACGATCCTGCACCGCCGTGATGTGCGGTTCTCCGATGTAGCCTGTGACTATATCCATAGGTCCCTCCTCGTATTTATACTGGACTTGCAGTTTAATATGGTCATCCCTCGCCGGTGTCCTGCCGTAGTAGGTAGACGCGAAATATGTGTTCGCCCCTTCATGGGAGAGCTGCGGCATCGCCCCCGAAGAATATGCCCCGGACTGCCCCTGCCGCCACCGCAGCGTCGATATATCCGGCGCGAGCAGCCAGTTGCCGTCCTTATCAAAGAACGAGTAGACCTTGCCGCCGGTCAGGTCTATCACGCCTCCGTAAAAATTCGTCGGCTGTTGTATCTCCCAAAGGATCGAGGTCGATTGCGCGATCCGATTGCAGATGACGAGCGTGACCCGGCTCCTGTATAGCGTCGGGTGATAGTAGCACTTGATCCTGTCCCTGACCCAGCCGCTGAACTGCTCCTGCGTGAGCGTGACCGAGTAGTTCGCCGTGCGTATCGGAGGAGTTGTCGGTTCGTTGTATATCCACATTACAAAGTCACCTCCACAGCGTCCTCCAGCTTGTATTCGACCGTTCGGAACCCTTCAGCCCAGCGCACGATCTTCCCGGTGATGGGAGCTTTCATGGTCATGCCTGATAAATAATCCCGACCGCCCACGATGTCGCCGACCGCCACTTCATAGGAAGCATCCAGAGCGATCTCGAAGCGGTTGATATTCGCCAGCTCCTGCAGCCTTTCCGTCCCCGATTGAATGAGATCTGCCTCTTCCGCGCCTGCGTAGTCGTAGACCTCCACGACCTCATTGATGCCGGTGTAGTATTGCGTCGTCCCGATGTCGCCGTTCTGGTCCACATATAAATGACGGACGAGCCGGTCCCTCAGTTCCCCGGAGCCGAGGCATATCAAATGATTGACCCCGTCGGCCTGCATCTGCATGGTGTAGTTCACCCGGAAGTCTGAGGAAAATTCTATGTCATCGCTCCAGTCCTCTATCGGGACCGCCGAAACCACCACGGCCTTATCCGTCTGGGAGTACTCGATGTTCAGCCGGTAGCCCTTCGACTTCAGCATCTTCCGAAGGCCCTCTTCCAGCGTGCAGTATCGGTCATATTGGTAGTTCGATACAGACACCCCGGTGCTTTCCGTTGAACCTTTGAACAGCCCCGGCAGGGCCGCTTCGACCCTTGATTTGATGACCGCGTTCAGCTCGCCGCTGTCCTTCGCGTAGTCCTGACCTGATGCAGGGGAAATGATCTTCTTCTGCATCATCCCTCGCCACGTCATGCCGCCGGGGGAAATGGTATTCATCATCGTTGAGGTTTCCAGCCGCCGAAATAACCCCCCGAACTCCGTGCCGGGGATGTAGATCCGGCCCTCTTTCGGGATATCTTCGTACTCCTCCCGGAGGACGTTTATCTGATAGGAATTTTCCTCGATGCCGACCTCGAAGTCGAAGGAGTTGTATAAAATTTCCCGAAGCTCTTTCCCGTCTTTGTCAGCTACGATCACAGCGTCCATCGCGGCTCGCTCCTTTCGATCAATAGCGTGATGTCGAAGCCGAACGTCCCGGTCCAGTTGATTATCAGGTCGCCTGCCGGTATCAGCTGGAACACGCTCTCGGCCTTGTTGCGCTTGTCGAAAATATTCTGGGTCGTTCCGTTCGCCAGATGCTTCACGACCGTGTGCGCCCGGCTGTCGATCACGATGTATTCTGACGGCTCCAGCGTATCGAACACCTGATACGGATACCCATTGACCACGACCCTCGGATCAGCCACCGGCCCATATATGGTCATCCTGAAATCAGACGGGAACGGGTTCTTCGTGATCCAGATCTCCGTCCCCTGCTGGCCTGCGAAATAGTCGTAATCGTAATCAAATGAATACTCCAGGAA